CCAAGCCTAAACGATACTCTTTACTATGATAATACTACGAGTCCTGCACAATGGAAGACTGCCCAAATAAATACGATTGCCCCTTCGGCATCTGCTACGGTAACTGGATTGGTTAATACAACAACGCAGGAATTTGCAGGGATTAAAACTTTTGGAAATGGTACAAGTGCAGGAGAAATCAGGATTAAAGAACCTTCGGGGAGTGGTAGTAATTCCATAGGGATAAAGGCTCAAGCAATAGGTTCTGATTATGATTTGACATTGCCAACAACCGCAGGGGTAGCAGGATATGTTATTCAGACCGATGGTTCAGGTAATTTATCTTGGGTAAACAATGGAGGAGGAACAATCCTTCAATATCTAAGAAATTTTACTGCGGTAACACTAACCCCAACTGCAACTGAAACCATTGTAACAAGTATCTTAATCCCTGCCAACACCTTTTCGGCAGGTCAGGGTCTTATGTTCAATTCAATGTTGTCATATCCGTCATCAGGAGTTGGTGTTAATATTTTTTTTAAAATTAACTCTGCAAATAATTTAAGTGGCGCATTGCAATTATACACCGCTACATTAGCAGGGTCAATTTTACAAAGTAATGTGTCAGGATTTTTGACAATAAATTCTGGAAGTCCAAATAATACTACCAGATGGTCTTTACTGACTCCAACTGGATATGGAACTGGTACTCCTCCGGTAACTTTGCCAACAGATTGGTCTATTGCTCAATATTTAATAATTAGCGCAACCGGCTCTTCCAAAACGGTAACCGTTCAAAATATGTCAATAACCCCACTATAATGGTTGAACTTTTGTTTTTAGATGGCTTAGTAACTTTCAGGGATTTAGTTTATTCGGCTTCTCTGTTTGATATTGTAAGTGAGAATCAAATAAATATGCACTTGCAAAATGATGAGTATAGTTTTTTTGCAACATTCATTGCCAATGAAACAACCATCAACGGAGTCCTTCAGACTTCGGCACAGATGATTTATGATACATTGAATCCTAATGCCTAATCCACATCCATTTTATCGGTTTAAAACTGCTTGGAATGCAGGGTTTTACCCAGACAATCAAATTGTCAGCAATCTGCAAAATGACCTTTATGTGGCCCTTGGATCTTGGCTATCAGGGTACTGGCCTGGACTCACGATTAACCAGTTGTATTCCGGTGTTAAGGTATTTGTAAGTACATACAATGCCTTCCCGAACTTCGGGGACTTTGAGGTTACCATCCAGAAGATTGCCGATAGCCCAAACTACGAATACAATATCAATATATTCAATGCCGACCTATCGGCAGTTGACTCAAGTCAGATTATAACCATCAATGGCTTCTTTAATCCTACAACCCAACTGGTAGTAGGTGCTGCATTACTAAGTTATACCGTTGGTGCTTATTCAGGGACCTTTGATGCTTCGCCTATCCCGGTGGAAGCTGAAGTGGCCAATTCAATAATAATAGCGGACCAATATGGATCTGCCATTTTCCCTTTGACCTATTCATACAACTCTGGGACAAACATTGCCACAAGCGGTTTGGCCAGAGGGAAGAACTGGACGATTAATAGCAATGGCGAACCAACCAGAGTCCCAGTATTGGCAAACCCTATGCAGAATGCCAAAAGGTTTACTCTTCCTGCCCAGACTGGTGAGGAGACATATATTGTCACCTTTCTGGAAAGGATTATTCAGACAAGCTTAATTGATACGAATTACCTGACCATCCAGGATACCTATAATTCCTTGGGTATGCCTGATGGATGGACAAAGACTTGGTCCTATGTTTCTGCGACCTATGATCGTATCCAAATCAATTGCGTTGAGTCTGTGACAAACAATGCCTACACAATGGTCGGTAGACTGGATGGAGAATGGCTATGGCAAAGGTTTGTCAGGGTTGGTGGTTCTCCTGGATCATCCAATTTCCTTACGGCATATTCAGATACTACACCTCTTCCATACAATACGGATAGTGGCAGTTCATATTTGTACTTTAGTGCTTATTACGATTTTGACTTTTGTGACTTTGTGGACTCCTGCTATGTGAGTCCAGAGTTTTACCCAATGCCGGCCAAGCCTGGAGATACTTGGCAGTTTAATGTAAATAAAGTAGATGCAAACCTGACTGGTTTGGAATCTGTAAAGATTGGCCTATTCCAAGAGGATGGAGGATTTGTACAGAAGATTGGAGATGCTATAGATGCCTTGACTGGGTGTTGTGTGTCCTATGTCTACAGACGAGAATACACCGAGTTTGAATTTAATAGTTTAAGGCTTGATATAAATGCCGAGGTATCAGATCCTCCATTATATACCTTTGGACTTTACGCATTTAATCAGGAAGCTTCGACTTTAGCTTATAGTAGTCTTCAAGATATTCCTCTTGCATTCTTAACTACGGCATCAGAATTCGCAGCTTACATAAATACACTAAGCATCACCGGGTATACCTTGTCCTGCGTAATTAATCCTGATGATACGGTAACGGTGACATTTGAGTCTTCGTTATTGCCGTGCGTAATCGGGGACTATAATGTGAATTTTCAGATCCGGTTGATAGATGAGGCTCCATTTGATTATCCAGAGTTTGAGAAGATAAGTGGTGGATACCAGGTTACTTCCAATAAGGACTTTAATGCTTCCTGCACTATTCCGGCAGTAGCCAATGGTTGCTACCGACTTGGTCTATATCAGGATACAGAGGAGTCAGGGAGTTACCTTTACTCTCTGAGCAACATTATTAAAATTGATACTGCTGACTGCTTTTCCACGATGCTTGAATACTGGGGAAATACAAATACGATTGCCCAGAGTTTTGAGTATTATAATAATTGGAAGCAGAGGGTAAGACTTGGAATAAATGGTGGAGGCCATAAGCCAGTAATTGAGGAAAGCCTTTACCGCCAAAGTAATGGGGTACATAAAAGACCCCAGAACAAACAAGATTTATCTATAGATTTGCATACTGATTTCTTTGACTTGGACACCCAATTGGCCCTGACCGATGCCACTCGTCACCCAAACCTGGTGTGGAACAACCAAAGTATATTTGTCAAAGGTGATATTGATGTTGCCACCATTCAAGATTTCACCACCCAATCCTCTTTTGAGACTTTGTCCCAGATGAAGTTTCAGGCACTAAAGCAGGGTTTTCAACCCAGAAACTCAAGTTGTCTAACTTGTTAATCAAACAACAATGTCAGTTTACTCACTTACTTGCCCGACCATCGGTTGTTACCAGAATTACAACTGCGACCCGGAATTTCAGAATAAAATCATTGCCGTTGCTTATGTAAAAAAGTCGGCTGCTCTTACTCCCCTTGAAAAGTCAAATGCTACCGAATGGATGGATGCATTAATGCAGAAATACCTGGAAGGTGATGCATACCTGATCTTCAATACATCTGGTGATAAGCCAAAACCTGATACTGCGACTACTACTGGCCGTGGTATGCAGAATACGAAGACCCTTGCAAAAACGCATACCCTAAACTATATGGATATGCAAGGAGTAACTATTGGAAATGTCCAATTTTATAACGAAATCCTCTCAGCATCACAGGGTTATGATTTCTACTACTTCACTCCTGGCCGTATTTGGGATGCTTCTGGATCGTATGTAACCGTTATTGGTGACCCAGTAATCACCGGGGAACTTAATACCTATATGCAAGCCGAGGTTGTGGTTACCTGGATTTCCAAGGTTAATCCACTTCCATACACTTTCGATACCGATACATACCTGGAAGGTCTGTTCTTTATCATCGAAGGTCCTTCTGGAGCAGTTCCTAATACAAACTTCCCTTCTGCGGTTGCTACTGGAACTACCACAACTGGATGGACTGCCGTTCTAAACTATGACAATCCTTTGGTTGAAGGTACTTTGGTTTGGAGTCTTCAGGATGGTACAGAGGAGGTTCCTGCCGGAATGACAATTGATTCTTCTGGTGACATCGAAACTTCTTCTACTCCTTCTGGTACTTACAATCTGGTTGCCGTTGTTACCAACGAAGCCGGTTGCGTATTTGGCACTTTGGATTTTACTATCATAGTAGACTAATCTGAACTAAGATGGAGGAGTTAATCGGGATAATTGTTCAACACATTATGGATGATGAAATCCGTGATGGCCGTTGTGAATACATAAAGGAAGCCAGAGAAAAGGCCGAGGTACTGGAGTATCACTTCGAGAATGATTATCCCGAAAAACTGCTCCGTAGCCAACATCCTTCCGAGGAACCTTGGATGAAAGCCTACCGCAAAGAGCGGTGGCAATCTCCCACTAAAATCTGCACCGGCAGGGTCTATACCTTTCTCCAGAAAATCCAACAGTCAGATGACTTTAAGATCCGATTTGAATCGGATTACAAAAGGACCGGGATTGCGGAGAAAGTCAATAGTCAGCCTAATACCTTAGAGTATTATGTCAGGTACAATCTGCCAAAGACCTACAAGCTTGAGACCTGGTTATTCAATGTCTTCCTAAAGACCTACCTTCAGGATGCGAATGCGGTTGTGGTTGTATTGCCAGAACTGAAGCAATTCATTGAGAAACCTGATATGGTTCAGGACTTGGATTGGTCTAAGCCATACCCACAAATCGTGGAATCAGAGGATCTTCTTTTCGAAGAGGAGAACTTTGTTCTCTGGAAAACCGAGGAATGGAAGGATACAGATGGCAAGAAGTGGGACCAGTTTCTGGCAGTAACCACCGAAGGTGTTATTCTATTTCGTCAGGTAAGGCAATATCGGGAGGCTAACCCTCTTATTGTCTACACGATGCCATTCAAGTTCCAATACCTTCCTGCATTCAAGACTGGTAATATCATTTGCGAAGAAGAGGATGGCCATTTGATTTATGACTCAGTACTGGAGCCTTGCCTCCCTGCTTGGAACGAGGTTCTATTCAGGACTGACGATTTGAATGTAATGTTTGCCGTTCACGCATTGCCTCAGAAATGGGCCTTGAAAATGTCCCCTTGTAAAACTTGTAACGGAACTGGTGAAAGGATTAATGGCAAGAACGAGAAGGCCGGATGTAACGATTGTAAAGGCTCTGGAAGGGCCTCCACGACTCCGTTTGGATTAATGGAGATAAACCTTGACCGAGTATCTGCAATCAATCCTACACCGATTGTACCACCAGTACCACCGGCAGGATATATCGAAAGGCCAGTTGATTCTGTAAGGCTATTCCAGGAGGACATTATCTACAAGGAATTCCAAGGATTCAAGGCCATCGGTCTGGAGATTCTCGGCCAGATTCCGGCAGAGCAATCAGGGATTGCCAAGCAGTACGATAGGAAGGAACTAAATACCTTCTGCTATTCGGTGTGTGTCCATCTGGCTAAAGTATACCGGATGGCTTGCTACCACATAATGTACCAGAGGTACAACAACCTCTTTTCTCTGAGCCTGATTACGGACGATAATGTCCAGAATGCTCTGCCTTCCATTACGGTGCCTACCGAGTTTGATGTACTTACGGCCGGGATGATTTCAGATATGCTATCTGTTGCCCGGAGTAATTCATACAACCCAATCATCGTCCACGGAATTGAACTGGATTACACCGAGAAGCTTTATGGCGAGAATAGCAACCAATTGGTATTCCTGAAGATTATCAATATGCTTGATCCATTGCCGTTCAAGACTTCTGATGAAAAGTCCCTACTGGCAGAAACGAATGGTTGCTCCAAGGAAGACTATGTGCTTTCTGTTAACCTACCGGCCTTCGTAAGCCAGTTAAGCCAGGAAGATCCAGTCTGGTTCCAGAAGCCAATAATGGAACAAAGGGCAGATGTGGAAAGGTTGGCAAGAGAGAAGATGGTAAAGATTAATGCTTCCATCGTGCCAATAATGCCACAAGAGCCACCAGTTCAAATCAGGGACGAGGATATAGACATTGAGCAATAAAAAAAGGGCCGAGAGGCCCTTCTTTGTTTTAGTGGTGAAGGATTAAGATATAATCCCAAGGTCAATAAGTTGCTGAATCGTAAAGTGCGGAGTCGCAATATTTGCAATCTTCACTTTGACATCCTGGACATCCTCAGCTTCCTGGAAATCAAGAAACTCACGGACATCGAATCCATTATCAACTTCTTCCTGAGAAACGGTGATGGACAAAAGAACTTCGTAGGTAGGCATATGTTTATTGGTTTTGTGTCCTGCAAATCTAAAACAATCGTTTCATATTCTGCAAATAATTGTAGTAAAATATTTTGGTAACTTTGGGCAATGACCCAGCAGGAAAAGATAATCAAGCAGATAGAGGCCCTTCAGGCCAAACTGGAAAAGGATATGGCATCAGCATTGCCAAAGGTATTCAGCCAATTATCCGACCAGGTGATAGATATTGTTGCCGGGTTAAGTTTAGATCCAGACGATAGGGCCAAGAGTCTCCGGGAAATCATTTCCCTCAAGAGGCAGATTGGAGATGCCTTGGTGGCAAACCAATTGTATCAAACATCCGTAAAGTCCCTACTGGATGGGTATGCTGAACTGGCCAATCTATCCGATGATTTTATGGGTGAGATTCTGGACAACTATACCAGAAAGCAGGATCTATACGAGGCAATCCTGAGAACCAATGTGGACATTACTAAGAACAACCTTCTGGGAGCAGGAATAAAGGACAACTTCTCCAATGCCATCAGGGAGGTGCTAAAGGCCAACATATCCGGTGTAGGTGATAAAGGTCAACTTAGAAAGACCTTGGCCCAGTTTATCCAAGGCACCGAAGCTGAGAAACCATTCCTGGAAAGGTACATTACTCAGGTTACCAATGATTCCGTAATGGTATTCAATCGGGAATATCTACAGACCATATCAGAGGATCTGGACATTAATTACTACCGTTACTCTGGGACAATCATTGGAGATACCAGAGCCTTCTGTGCTGCCAGAGCCGGAAGGATATTCAAAAAGGCAGAAGTAGAAAAATGGCCTGACTTAGGTCAATGGCAAGGTAGGATGCCAGGGACCAACAAGCAGACCATTTTCTCATATTGTGGTGGGTACAATTGCCGGCATCAGTTATGGCCGGCCTCTGACATTGCCTATCAGCAAGGCGAGGAGCAAGGGATTACTGGGATGAGATAAGTTTCTCAACCATCTCAATCCTTTGGCCAATCCATCTCATTACCGGGACTGCCATTGAGTTTCCGCAAGCCTTGTACCTTGGCCCATCAGGGCATTGGTCTGCTGACTTATTCCGGTATGGGATAAGAGTCCAATCATCAGGAAAGCCTTGAAGCCTTTCGCATTCTCTTGGAGTAAGTCTGCGGATGGCCATTGTTGGTGGCTTTGGTTGTCCTACTCCGTGTGGGCCTCTTGCAACAAGAGATGGCATTGTTTGACCTTCCTCAATCTTAATGTCATATTGAGCATTCTGCCCCTGGTTGAAAGCTGCCCTGTCAATTATTGTTGGAGGTTGCCCCAAAAGTGGGACATTACCACCACCCATACCATAATTGGAAGTAACGGTAGTGCAGGTATCTCCAATCTCCCTTACCCTTGAGTCTTGTGCGTGATTCTCATAGGCAATTGGTTGCGCTATAGCAATCCCTCCTTGATTCTTTGAAGGGGTTGGTATTGTAGTATCAATTGTGCTGCTTGTCTCCACCTCACGGCATCCTGAATTAGGATTGCTTGACTTCATACTATTGGAAGCAAGACTATCAAAGGAATAGGCAATTGGTTGCGCTATCTGTTGATCCTGGGTTGCCCCAATGGTAAACGCAAGTTCGTCTGAACCAAGGTATCCCTTTCCTGCTTTCTTCCCAGGAGTACCACCTTGTTCACCGGAGTTTTCTTCGACTCCTCCACGAACTTTGAATGCGTGAGTGACCGGTTCAAGAACCGCCCCAAAGTTATCCTTATCAGGCATCCTTTGGGCACCATTGGCATTCTGTTTTGTTAATGTCCCTGAAGTTTGTCCACCATCCCACCATTGACTACCGACTCCAGAGCCTCCTTGAGCATCTGAGGAAGTTGCTTTCCTCTTTTCTCTGCTCTTCTTAGAATGCCCTGACAAGCAATCTTGCTCAAATAATACCGAGGCGCAAGGTCTCCAGTCTCCAAGGTATCCGACAACAAAGACTCTTCTGCGCCTTTGTGCGACTCCGAAGTACTGAGCGTCAAGAATTCGGTAGGCAAACCCATACCCGAGTTGCCCCAACGCAGCGAGGAAGGTTCCAAAATCCCTTCCTCCGTTACTTGACAACACACCGGGGACATTTTCCCAGACAATCCACCTTGGCTTTTTTCTTTCAGCCAAAGAGAGAAAGGTAAGCATAAGGTTTCCTCGTGGATCAGCAAGCCCTTTTCGAAGGCCAGCGACTGAGAAGGATTGGCAGGGGGTACCTCCGACGAGAAGATCGATAGTTGTATCATTGAATGTTTCTGTTTCGTGAATTTTAGTCATATCTCCCAAGTTTGGCACCGTTGGGAATCGGTGTGATAATACTGCTGATGGGAAATGCTCAATTTCTGAGTACCATTGTGCCTCCCATCCAAGGCTTTCCCAGGCTACCGAAGCTGCTTCGATTCCTGAACATACAGATCCGTATTTCATCTGATTTTCATCCAAAGTTTAAAGGCCAGTAAGCCAAAGAAGAAGGCATAAAGGGAGTAAAGGAAGATATTGGCTATGGTCTCCTTTATTACCCGGTCTACATCGTTTGATCCAAGTCTCATAGTTTGAATTTTTTGCCATCCAATTTAAAAATAGTAGACGAACTATACTCAACCCAGTTCCCACCAAAGAAATCAAGGTTGTGGAAATACTCGTCAGATGTCAACGGTATCGTAAGTTTAATCTTACGATCATTGGTCATATAAGTCAAGCTATAATTGGGACTAAGTTCGAAACTTAACTGGAATTTAAACAATTGGACTATGCCACCATCTGATTCAAGGGAAATAGCTACCGGAGCCATCTCCTCAATTGTCAATTCAACAAATAGGCCACTAAAGTCATAGGCCATCAGTTGAGGATTTGTTGGGAATAAAATCATAAATTTGTTTTTTGGTTTCGGCAAATGTAAAGTAATGATTCCAATATCTGCAAATAAATATGGCAAATAATGTCTATGATACTTTCAATCAGTTCTTTAACCAACAGAAGAAGAACTTCATAGATGCTGGGATTCCTGCAAAGGTCCTCCGGCAAGCTGCTATTGATTCAGCAGGGGAAGTAAAGGATAGGGTAGAACAAACTGGTGTAAAGTCAGATGGATCTGCGTTGCCACCATATAGCACAAAACCATTTGCAAGACCATCTGGAATCAGGGGTAAAGGTAAATGGAAAAGCTATCCAGGAGGTTATAAGGAGTTTCGTGAGAGTGTCAAAAGGCAGACTAACCATATGGACCTAAACCTATCTGGAGATATGTTTGGATCCTGGAGACCAAAGCCAGTAGACCAACGGTCTTACGGAGTTACCTTTGTCTCTCCGAAGATGAGAGAAAGAGCCGGGTACCACGAAGCCAGATTTGGTGAGATATTTTCACTAAGCCAGAATGAGGAAAGGAATGCTCTGATTTCAATAAATTCCAATGCCATAAAATACTTAGAAAGATGAACCAGACATTCACCGTTGAAAATTCGCTACAGAAGTTCTGCCAGGTTCTGGGAGGATATTATGGTATGAGCCTTAAGAACTATGGAGAGGCCACAGAAAGTCTTCAGGAAAACTCTGCCGGTAATTTCATATCCATAGCCGACAAGGTATTTTGCTCTGTGGACGATGGGTATGATGTGGTTCTATTCTTTGTCCGGCAGAATGCCACGGCAAACCCTCAGCCGGCAGGGGGTAGGAAGAATATCCTGACCCGGAATGTCAGTTTCAAACTGGTGGTTAATAGCAAACATCCCGGTGCTGAGTTTGCCATTGCCACATTAGTGAATACCATAAGCCATATGACCTATGGTGGATCTGATTTTGACTCCAAGGCCGTGGCTCTTCAATACTTCGGCCTACCGGAAAGGAATTTCGAAACAACATTCTTTACCGTGGATATTGATGTGGTAGAGAAGATTACTTGTCAACCCTGCTGATCCGGTGCCCCAGGACTCTGGATTGGTTGCGGTTGCCCTTGTGGGGTAGTTACTGCTCCTCCTGATTGCCCATAGTAGGTATTCCGTTTGTTTCTTTTTTTGCCTCGGCCTCCCATTGTTTTTTTCGTTTAGTGAAAAATGAATCCAGAAATACTACATCTGGATGTTCGTACAAATGTCTATTTTTTTTACCTGACATAAACAAGATTTGTTTAGGCTCTATGGCCTCAATCATTCGATGATAGCCAAGGTCGAAGTAATATCGTTCCTCGTTATTCTGGATGCCAACATCAGAGATGGCCACTACCGATCCTTTGGCAATCCCTTTAAAGCAGAATGGGAAGGACTTTTCATCTGACCAGGTTACCGTAGGTATTACATTAAGTCCCATCTCCTGCCAAGCATTACCTACCAACCGGCTCCTAAAGGTATTCCACATCAGCATAGCCAATGGCATCCCGATGAGCAGAGAAAAGTCTGGGGACATTACATTGGCTACATTCATATTCAGGAATCTACGGCCATATCTTTCTGGTTGGTTCCAGAGCCTCTCCAGATGGTAATCGTCCAGGAAGGTAGATATCGTGCATCCTTCGGATATTTTTTTTCGGTCATTTACATTAACGATGTAGTTGACATTAGCATTTCTGCAATTTATTTCAGGCCAGTCATCGTCCGACCTAAGTAGTTCTGTATTGAGTGAATCCCACCCACCTGGCTTCTTTGCCCAATTGTCTGAACTTCGTGTATCCATCTGAATTTGTAAATGCAAATATTCAAATTAGATTTGCAAAAAATATTCCACTTACTTGAAAATTCCAGTAGATAAAATTGTCTATATCAATTTGGATAAGGCAATCATCCGAAATAGGAATCTGTTGGCCCATTTTAAGGAGATTAATCTTCTGGATAAAAATGGAGATGAGCCAATCAGGCTCCGTGGTGTAGATGGCAATTTCGTAAACCATTCGGTCCATCCTAAAAAATCAGTCGGGGAGAAGGGCCTACCATTGTCAGTATCGGAGAAGGGTTGCTATGCTTCGCATAGGGCCATTATGATGATGCAACTGATGAACAAGTGGGAGAATGTCCTATACCTGGAGGATGATGTCAGGTTCAACTCAAGCAAATTGCATACCTTAGTAAATAACTGGGACTCTATGCCTCCATTTGATATGCTGAACCTATCCTGGACTTACTACAAAAGGCCAGTCAACCAGACTCTGGAAAAGGTAGAATATCCGGGACTAAACCATTTCTACAAGGGTGATGGAATGTGGCTATGCCACGCATACATCCTGAGTCTAAATGGTGCCAGTATTGCCGAGGATTATACCAAAATCCAGACCCACGGATTGGATTGGCATTACTCATCTATGCAGACCGATATTAGATCCTACGGATTTAAGTGGGGCGAAATTGCCACTCAGGATAACAAGGGTAGTGGAATGAAATCACAAATTTTTCATACTTCATAAATTATACAACAATGACAGATGGACTTGATTATATCCGCAAAGCGGTATCCGAGAAAGGAAAGAAAGCCAGGGTACAAGTAGTTCGTTGGGAAATTGACCCAAAGACTGGTGCCCAGGATGTAGCCATTAAACTATTCGTAAATGGCGAACTGGCCCTTCGTGAACTACAGAAGCCAATCAACAAACGGTCCTTTTCCTGGAGCCGTATTCGTCCAATTGGACAAGAGCCATACAAAGAAAACTCCATCAACGAGGGAAGCTTGTCTGATCCAATCCTCCGGGCCAAACTGAAGGATGCCCTTCGTGCAGAGATTGAGGCTGAACTAAAGTCTGAGGTATCTGGTGGAAGCTTGGAATCCGCAGAACTTATGGAGGCCCCGAAGAAGAAGAAGAAAAAGATTGAGGTTTCTGAAGAGCCAATGGAAGAGGAAACCGATAAGCCGGAACCAACAGAATTTAATGACTCCCTATGAACATAAGAGAATTTCTAATTGCCCAGGCTAAAAGGGCCGGTGTTGACCAGGATCCTGAATTTCAGCTAATGATTTCAGCATCTACTCTGGGAGACATTATGGTCCCAGAAGCGGTAGAACAAAAGTTCAATTCAAATCTTTATGATTTTGACTTGGCTAAAAGCAATCTGGACCTGAAGACCCACTTCATTAAAAACTATATGATGGGGTACGATGAGGAGATTGTCAATCTGGCCAAGAACTACGGACTGGATCAGCAGTCTATAGATGAACTAAAGGTCACCAAGAATAGTGGTGACAAGGTAAAACTGGCTTTCAAGAAGCTGAAGGACCTGGAAGAGAAGGCAAAGCAAAATACCAACAAGGATGTATCCGATGAGTATATGCGTAAGATTGCCGAGGCTCAGGCCAGAGTTGATGAAGCCGTGCAGAAAGTCGAAGTGGAAAAGTCCCTGATTGCAGAGAAGTACATTTCTAAAATGAAGCAACTCTGGGAACAGACACAATTAAACGGTATTCAATGGAATGATAATGTGCCGGAAGCTGCGAGGATTCCTGCTTATCAGGCCGTACTGGATAGAAAACTTCAGCAACTGGATGGAAGGATTATTTATGACCCGGAGCGGAATGTGGCCAAACTGGTCAACTCCAGAGACGAGTCATTGCCGTTGGTGGTAAATGGAAAAGAATTTACCTACAATGACCTTTCTGTGTTAGTTTTGCAGGAGAACAAATTACTCAAAGAAAAGGGTGTAGGTGGCACTATTCCTTCATTTGAGCAAGGCACAACCCCTCCTTCTGCGTTTAATATCCCTCAAACGCAAGGTACCCAAATCCCGGCTTCCATTCGTGGGGCCTTGGCTGATATATCCAACATAGCAGCCAACTATAAAAACTCTTGATACTAAAATGTCAGTTGCATCAGAAAACATCTGTCCAGCGATTTTGACTTCGCTTTCGGACAACCTTATCAATAATTCCGCTAATGTCAACATCCACGGTGGTACCCTTGCTGCCCTGAATGATCCATCAAACTTGGCCACCGGGACGATTATTCGTCAGGCCAATAATGATGGTACTGGACATTCTAAGGATGTGCGTATCGTTTATAAGCAGCGACTTACTGCTGATGATACCGTTACCACAAAATCCTGCGATTTCGGTGACCCACTTCCGTACCTGGAAATTCCGTTTCAAGTAACCCAATATCGTGGAGTTTCCTTCTCAATGACTGAGGAGCAACTTCGTGTATATTGTGCAGCTTACTCGGATCTTGTGTCCCTAACTGGTAGCACAGACCCTAATCAAATCGTCCAAAGGGCAAATGGTATCGGCCGTGCCGGTGGTGCCTTGTCTGTTGTTCGTGAAATGTTCAACGATTTCCAACTTGCCGGTAATGCTCTTGTTCAGGCAATGAACCAAGACCTTATTGCATCCATCTCTGGTGCCTTCGGTGCCTGGTATGGTCAAGGTGGTACAATTGCTTCTGAGACCTATGTGGTTGAAGATGGAGCAACTGGTTCCCTGGTTCCTAAAGGTCTCTTCACAATGAAGCAGAACTATATGAATTCAGGTTTCAATGGTGCCCCTATCATCGTTGGCGGTGCCGGTGCCCTTCAGCGAGTATGGATGAATGACTCTCGTTATTTCGGACAAGCTGCTAACGGCCTTGATTATTCAACCGTTCGTAGCAACACCGGAATTGCTGAGTTTTACTTCGATCCAAACATCCTGCCAACTGGTCCTTTGACTTCCGAGGATTCTGCAATCGTGTTTGCCCCAGGTTCACTTGTGTACACTCCGTTCCTCCAGTATGTAGGTTCTTTCGGAGACATCGGGGTAATGAAGAGGTTCACTATGCCAATCCCAGGTATGCCAAATGTACGGTGCGACATAAGAATTGCCCCGGATGAGTGTGAGGAACTTTGGAAGGTGTGGATGGAGTGTTATTTCGATGTATTCGCTTCACCAACCAGTCTGTTTAAGGCTTCTGATGACAACTTCCACATCAATGGTGTGTTTGAAGCTGAGTTTACCACAAGCGCATAAACCCAACTGGGTGTAAAAAAAGAGGGAGGCCAAAAACCTCCCTTTTTTTATTGTTCAAAACACAAAAAAAATGCTTACTTAATCTGAAGGCCAATGTTCTCCTTCCATTCGGCTCCTGGGATTTTGGCCCCATCTTTCATAGCCTCGGAAAGCATTGACTTAGAAATCTCTTTCTTAACAACCCAGTACTCATCTGGTACTTCCAGGTCGCAAGTAATATCCACGGCCTTAGTATGGCGCAGGGATAGTTTGAATAGCGGAGTCTCGTATCGTTTCTTACCAGTCTTGGCATCTTCCCGGCCAAATACCATAACGGCATTCTTCAGGGTTTCCTTTAGCCTATCAACGGTATTCTCCTTGGTCTTTTTCAGGGCCTGAATCCTTTTCAATTCTGTCGAAGCATTGGCCACATCAGCCTCAAGCTTCAGGATCAGCTTGGTGTAAGACTCAGCCTTGGCTTCGAAGTTATCCCTGCGGATATTCAGTTCTTCCAGTATTTCATCGGTGACTTCGCCACCAGTTTCCTCCATCAATGCGATGAAGGAAAGTTCTTCTTGAGTTAGTTCCCAGAGGTTCATAATCGACTCGTATTAGAATGGTAACTCTTCTTCCTGATCATTGTCCACCCAAGCTTCTACGGCCTTCTGAACGGTCTCCTGATGGGCCGTTTGAGGGGACTTAATTGCCTGGTATTCCTTACTGGTCATAATCTTGGCCTTGATCCAGTCTGGGAGGGAGTCAAACTTCTCCTGACTGAAGGCATCCAGTTCAAATACAAACGAAGGATTAATTTGCTCTGGGGCCTTAAAGCCTTTCATCAAAGAAGACACAGAACTGATCTTGGCAAAAAATTCACCGGGTTGATTCTTCCTTGGTTCGTGAACAATACTCAATTGGCAAGTAGCACCAACAAGCTTGGTCACATCAAAATTAACTGCCTCATCTTCTGAGAAGCCTTTGCCTCTCCAGGAAGTAAGAAAGGCACGAAGGGTAGCCTTTGGATGCATTGACAATGCAAATTCCTTAGACACCACGATTGGTTGTTCTCCCTTCTCAGGAGAGAATACTCTGGTCTCTGTAGGAAGTTCCCACTCAACCATCACTTTGTTAACCCAACGGCTTTCGCCATTGTATTCATCCTGGATCGTGCCGAGGTGGATCATCTTGTAGCATCTTGCTACGAAGGTACCGGCAGGGGCGAGAAACCTTTCTCCTGCTGCCTTAGTTGTTGCGGTAATAGCCATAAATAATTATTGGTTTTGTGGGGACAAATGTAACAGAATTGATTTCATTATTTGCAAGAAAAAATAATAATAATTTTTATTTCGTTGATTCTGAGAGGATTCCTGCGTGGCGAAGGTTATTCCTGGTCTCGGCAATATAGATTTCACCATTAACCATTTCCTTAATAATGCAAGTCCATCTGGCCTTCAGCCGGGTAGGCTCAATACCATATTTCTTGCAAAATTCCCCCAGAGGCAAACGGTTCTTTTTTGGCTTTGTCTGTCTGGTCAGGATAAGTTTCTGGGCCTCCAGTTGGTTCTCAGCATTATCAATAATCCACGGCTTTTTGTATCCTTCAACCTCTATGGTTTGGAAACGATCCAGATGTCTGTGAAGCTTGTGCAGGGGCAACCCATACTTATCACAGAACCAAACCATTTTGAGTTTTTCTTCCTTCATTTGTTTTATAATTTGTGCAAAAATATTTACAATTTCTAATAATGCAAAAAATTAAGGAACCAGGATTTGCCAAGTATAAAGGCACCGAAGATAACCTTCAGAAATCCGTGGCTAAATATCTGGATTCCCGGAAGGTCCTATGGTGCCATCCACCCAATGGAGGGACAAGGAATATCATTGAGGCAACCAAGCTAAAGGCAATGGGAGTAAAGTCTGGAGTACCAGATTGCCTTATTTTCACCAAGGCCAGAGGTTTTGCAGGACTGGCAATTGAACTGAAGGTAGGATACAATAAGCCATCGGATAACCAGAAGGAATACATACAAGGTCTGGAGGCCAACGATTGGATGTGTGTGGTTTCCTGGTCTCTGGATCATTGCATATCCATTATAGATTGGTATCTGGCTGAAAAATAATTTGCACAAATCGGAATACCCTATTTCATTTGCTGAAAATTTATAAACCAAAAAATATGACTAACAAATCTGAAGAGACACCAGACGAAGTACTGATTCTGCGGAGAGACCTGGATAATATGCGAAGGTCAAGGGACTATTTCCGGGAGGAAAGAGACAACCTGAAGAAGATCCACGAACAGATAATGGAGAAAATGAACGAGAGGGTCACCGGGATGGAACATCGGGTTGAAAGCACAAGTGCCAACCTGGATGCCATCTGTAATGAGGTGACATTTCTCAGGAATGAATGTGACGAGGCTGAAAGAGAAGTTACCTTTTACAAGACCGTTGCTTGGGTATTAGCCTTTTTCGGTGCCGGATTGTTTGCCCTTATTATTCGTCAGGCCCTATGAGTGATTTTACCAAGTTCGTATGTTTCGTAAAGGGAGTCCTGGAAACTGGCTATGTGATTAAGCATAGTGACAAGGTTCTCCGGCACGATGTGAAGCTTCACTTTAACCGCTTACTCCAGAATGCCACCCAGTTCGAAAAGTTTCTTCATAAGGAACTAAGTCCTGAGATGGTTCAGGCCGAGGATGAAATCAATTCAATGATTATAAACCTGGTCTGGCAGATCTTCGATATGCCTAAGGATGAGTGTGAGAAATTTTTCGACCATATCAATAGCTTTGACGAAAAAGCTGATTAAATTTGTATTGCCGAAAGGCCCGGATTACGACCCCGGTAAATAAAAAGTTATGAAGACATTAAAGGCCCCATTCGGTAAGTACTTGTCAGCCCTACTTTTGGCTGGTCGTAGCAAGGAAAACCGAATGGGGTTTTTACTTTTATGAAAACAAGAGATTCAATGGTCTTTTATCGTAGTTTTTATGAGGCGATAAAAGAACTGCCAGAGCATAACCAAGTAGAGGTTTTGAAGGCGATTTGCGAGTATGGTTTTGATGGAAATGAGCCTGAGATATCAGGTATTTCTAAAACTATTTGGACACTCATAAAGCCTAATCTTCAGGCAAATAGGAAGAAATGGGAAAGCGGATGTAAAGCAAAAGGTAAGCAAAAGCGAAGCAAACCAGAAGCAAAGACTAAGCAGAGGCAGAGCAAACCTGAAGCTAATGTATATGAGGATGTATATGTAAATGAGGATGTAAATGTTGATGAGGATAAGGATGTAAATGAAAATGTTTCATTATTGGTCCTTCCTGCGGAAGTCCCTAAAAAAAAATTTATAAAGCCTTCAATTCAGGATATTTGTCTTTATGTTCAATCAAAGCAACCAATGGCCGACCTAAACCTGGTAAACCAGTTTGCTGAGAAATTCCATTCATTCTACGAATCCAATGGATGGAAGGTAGGCAAGAATCCAATGAAGAACTGGAAGGCAGCAATTGGAACTTGGAATGACACCCTACAAAAAACCTTAAATCCCTTCAAAGAAAGTTCCGCAAAAGAAAGTTTCCCTTTTGGTCAAGGCCCGAAGAAAGGATCCTGGGAATCCAGACAAGTGGAATACCTGAAAGGAGTGGAGTCAATCTTAAACGATGAAAACATATGAAAGTTATGAACCTCGTACCCTACAATTCTGCATTGCCGGGAAGGCTTAGTCACGAACTGGCAAACAATCGTCAGGCCGTTGTCCTGCGGATCTTCGAAGAGATAGTTCGCAATGCCGTGGTAATGGGAATATCCGTGGAGGCTCAGTCAGCAAAGCGCAATGCCGTGGAGGCCATAGATGAAATTAAGAAGGTTTACCCTACCGCCCATATTGATGACATTGCCGAGGCAATTAAGATGGGAGCCTTTGGCCATATCAAACTGGACAACCAATTACATACCCTATCGGCCAGTAATATTTTCCAATGGTACAAGGAGTTTAGGTTGCACCACCAGGACAAGATGAAATCACCACCACCACCGCCCCCGGCATACAAAGAATTTGAAGTGACAGAAGAGATGAAAGTAGCAATTATGAGAAAATCGTTTTACCGCTTTATAACGGCCCCAAATGAGTGTGACCATATGATGGACCTATATTACGAGAAGCTTGAAAAATGGGATGTGTTACGGCCTTCTACGGATGCCAAGAACGATGCCTATCAATACGAGGTTTTCAAACTTATCAATAATGTGCCTTTTGAGTTTATGACAGACAAGGCAAGCAGGACTAAGGTCAGGGAATTCCAGAGGTATTACGATGAACTGGAAGACAAGCGGAAGATCCGGTTTGAAATGTGGGCCGAAAACCCAATTCACAAAAGGGCCGTGTATATGGCCAAAAGGAAATTGATAATGGATTTCCTGAAAACTGCTAACACCGAAGAACTGATGGACATATTCGACTCAAAAAATGGAGAACCAGGACATACAACCGTATAACGAACTGATGGATGCCTTGGAAAGAATTATCCAAAGAGCAGAATATAAAAGTAATTTTGCACAGACAAGGGCAACCAGAAAGGAGAACAAGGCCATCCTGGATTTCCACAAGTCAATCAAATACTATCTGGATATACGCAATGCCAAAAGAAACTTATAAGGTTGCCCCGGAGAAAAAAATGAACAAGGTATCCATCTACCTTACCGAGGTGGAAAAGGATGCCCTTCTGGAGGCCGTTGGAGACCGGAAGCTTTCGGTAGTCCTTCGGTCTCTGGTTATTGATTTTGTTCGAAGGCATAAAATGACCCAACGATAAACCTGAAAGGGATATGGATTGTAAAGATTACATAGACCTTACAGAAAATGAAATGATAGCCATTAAGCATTTTGGCCTTTTAAGGAGACACGCAAACCTGAACGGCAAGGTGCCAAATTCAGCCTTTGAACGGAACCGGGATGTAGGTGACCTGGATATGGATGGAGCCATAGGTGAGTATGCCTTTTCAAAATGGAAGAACTGCTTTATGAGCCTATGCACGGCCAACAGAATTGGGTCGTATGACTTTAAGATAAACAATACCCGGATTGACATTAAGACAACCAGGTTCGCTGCATCTCACATAGTATCCAAACTGGAAGCCAATCCAGATGTGGACATTTATGTACTGGCAATTCTGGAGAAAAGCCGGGTATATTTTCCAGGATGGATCAGGAAATCAGAACTGGTGCAGGATGAAAACATAAAGGACCTTGGTAAGGGAAAGTGCTATGCAGTACCTTCCCATAAACTAAGGCCGTGGCCGGATTTATAATAACCCTCTTGTCGCAATTATCGGCAACATTTGCGACAGATTCCCGACAATTAATGCCATTCCCGACAGATTTTCCCTACGAAAAAGTGTAGGCAATTGACACTAATTGCCGTGGATTTGCGCATTATGAAAAAATATTTAATTGTTGGCCTTTCAGCTTTTGTTCTGGAAATAGCCTCTACTTGCTACATCCGAACCGTTTCTGATGGTTCTGCGTTTATGTTGTTATGGGCATTCGTAGGTCCGTTCCTAAGCCTACCATTTACCGGCTATATGGTAGAGACTAAAACCTGGAAGGAACGGATTTTGCTTGCCCTTACAATGGGCACCGGATATATGCTTGGTGCTTTTGTGGTTTACGCATTCACACTTATTGTTTTCAATTAGTGCAACTATGGTCGCTGGACTCCCTGCTGAATTAACCCGGCAGCTTCGCAATTAAAGCAAAGACCTTCGCCTCTCAGGTTCAGTTGTCTTGCCCATATCTGAAGGCTATCGGTATAGTCAGCAATGTATTGGTTCATTGAAGCCTGAGTGTATTCCCTCTGGCCTTGTGCAAAGTAGTTGGCTCTTGGTGATGCCAGTTTATTCCAGAGGACATAGTAGCAAAGAATGTTGGCCCAGGAATCCAGAAGAAACTCTTTCTGATGGCAGATAAAGCTATCTAATGAACAAAGCAACTGGGCATCCATATAAACCCCAGACTGGTTGAAAGATGATGTCCATTCGGTGCCGGAGACATAATCCAGAGGGGCAGTTACCGGGAAGATAGACCAACCGTTCCTCCAGAGCATTGAGAACCTGGAAGCACATTCAATGTCCATCTGTTGCCAACCATAGTCAACAAAGAAACCCTGAAGGGTATCCAGATCCGTGCAGTCAACTACTGCCAGAATATTAACCTTATCAAAGTCGGAGTAATAAACCTGGTTGATGGGAACATAGTTCATACCTGGAACCATATCGTAGGTACCAGAGTCAAGAAGCTTTCCATCCTGAGTCTGGATGATCTTCCAAGGCACCGAAGTGACGATGGCACCGGTGGCATTATAGACATAAAGTTGCTTTATTCGGATACCGAGATACTTGCTACCATTGATGGAGCAGAAGGTCCCACGATACTGCGGAGACATCGGTAATGGATCTACCGACTGCCATTGGTTTACAAACTGCTTAGATGTCTGGAATAAGACTTGGTCCATCTGGGCCTCGGCAGATTTAAACAGAGCAGTCTGGACATCTCTGCGAATCCTCTGGTAAGCTACGGATTGGATGGACTGCCAAAGTCCTGCGTATGAAGCTTGTTCTGGAGACGAAATCTTCTCCAGAAGTTCCATATTCATTCCTGGGTAATCGTTGATGTAAAGGCCGGATAGTGGAGCCTCAGAAGTACACCCCAATAGACCAACATAGTTTTCTAAGCAGTTCATAATTGATATTTTGGCAAATATAAAATAAAAAACCCCAGTCCTAAGAGCAAGTGACTGGGGCATAAAACCAAAAAAAGCATTTATGACTACGGCACAAAACTATTCAGGATTCTTCTCACTTCCAATAGTGGTAATCCTAAAGATTTTGTTTGTAAGGCCAACCCAGGCACCAAGGATCTGAGCCAGTATAAACATCAGGATGGTATCCCCAGGAGAAACTCGGTCGGACTTGTAAAGCCAACCAACCATAATAAGCAAACCCACCAGGATGGTAGTGGTAGCCGTGTAGGCATACACTTGCATCCTTTTGGAGAACATACCTACAGACCCGGAAACAACCCTTTGATTAGTCCTCCCAGAAACCTTCCCCTCTTCTCTGCTCTGTCCGCTTTGTGCGTTTTGGTTACTTGACACGAATCAAGGTACAGAATACTTTTGGCAAAGATGGCATCGTTAGCCTGAAGAGAATCAATCTGGCTCTGGATAATTTTTGCCCGAAGGAGAGTAGCTTTGCTCGTTGAGTCTATCTGGGACATCCGCTCATTGGCATCCATTCGGTACATAAAAAAGTTCAGGCCAACCACCAGGGTAGCCAGAGCAGCTGCATACGAAAGCATATCCTGAAATCTCATTTTACCAGTTCTTTAAAGAGGTTTGAAATAATGGACATTAAAGACCGTTTCCTTGGTTTGCCATCCACATCCACCAGGAAGTAATTGCCATTCAACCGGACAACCAGATCGTACAAGGCAATCATTAGCCTGAAGAAAAGCAACATTAGCCATCCGTGCTTTAATAGGAAAAACTCCCAGTCCGGGTATTCCGAAGGAAGGACCTGAAGGAAGTTTGCGTAGGCTATAAATGCATAGGCCGGTATGTCCCCCATAAAGTTGAGGAAATTCTCTCTCAATAGTTCGTCTTTTAGTAGAGCCATATACACTCTTTGTCCTTTGTCGGGTCGCAATCGCAATGGATAAAACCATCTGATATACCGATCCTGGTAAATCCTGCCGATAGTAGTGCCTTGACCATTATGAGTCTTTTTCTTAGGTCAATACAATGGATGTCCGCTGCATACCCATAGCAATGTGAACTGTCCTTTACACCCTTTACCTGAGCATTATGGGCCTTGGTTCTAAACCCGGAGTTTATCTTAAAAGGAATGCCGGCCAAGGCTCTGGCATTATCAATTCTCTGGAGAAATTCAGGCTTCATATTGGCTCCAGAACCTGGTTTATCAGGGGAGTCAAATTCGGACAATTGGAAATGTTTCAGTTCCATAGTGACACAAATGTATAAGGGAAAATAAAATAAAAACTTGCAGTAAAAGATACCATTTTGATATTTGCAAAAAATTTAGAAACAGAGATGAAAGAGAAATATGGGGAACAACTTTCGTTCCGGCTTACCGAGTCAGTCTACCTTCGCTTTATGGAATATTGCAAAGGCCGTAGGGTAGTGGATGTACTGAGGGAAGCAATTATTATGTACCTGGAAGCCAAAGAGAATGCCGAGAATAGGGACACTACAGAAGCTTAAGTCCGGTAAATGGATCATTGAATACCGGGAAGGATTCTGGCCTATATTCTATACCACCATATTCCCTTTGGCCCCTTGGTGGGATGTGGACGAGGTAAACTTCACGGCTCTGGATACAATTGTGGCCTTCAGGCCGGTACTGGTTGATAATGTACTTCACGCAGAATTGGAAGAATGACTGCCCTACAAGAATTAGTAAAGTTTATCGAAGGTGATATCAGGAAAGGATATGTGGATCATTTCCTGGCCTTGGAAAGAAAGCAAATAATAAAGGCATACGAGGCTGGACAGAACAACGGTCTTAACTACAACAAAGGTCCTTTGCTACCTGGTGGCCACTATTATGATTCAAACTTCGGTGCCGATGGTAAGAAGGATCCATTGCCCAAGGAATTTTGGACCGAAGAAGAGTAGCTCGTCCGGGATGGAGTCTGCCAATTTTTTGGCCTGAAGGAGAGTAGCTTTGGCCGATGGCCCCTGGTTAGCACCAAGTCTAGATCAGGTCCTGGTGCCCTGGTGGCCGGTGCCCTGGTTGGTTCTGGTCCTGATCTGGTGCCTGGTGGATCCTGGAAGGCCCCGAAAAAAATATTTCAAAAATTATTTCCAAAAATTTGCAGTTAATGAAATTGCGATATTACCTTTGTGCCGTTGGCAACGAGGCCAACCTAAAACACAAAAAAAATGAAAGCTTCAATTCTTATTTCCGGTGGCATTAATGGTAACCATACCCTTTCGGCCTCATTACTTACTATAGGTGCGTCGCAAAAGTACCTATCATTCGGCCAGATCCTTGTAAAGTATGATTCTGTAAAAGAGGCCAGAACGGCCCTTAAATCAGCTTACCAGGAATTAAAGGGAGAAACACGGTGCCAATTCAGTCAATACACCGGGAAATTACACTACGATAATTCTACGGCCGTTCTTCGCAAAGGATTTTAATTTTTACTAACCTTATAAACATTACGAAAATGAAAGCAGAAAATCAGTATTCGACCTTAAAATTTGAAGGTGTTAATGTCCGTGTTTCTGGACCAAAAGCTTGCTACATTACCATAGGCAACTGGACCATTTATGTGGATAATTCCACAAATGAGCAAATTGTGGACACCTGGAAAACTACAGATCCGGTAGATCAGGTTACCAGTTTGAACGAAATTCAGGAAGAATTGAAGGCCCTTAAGGCCGAAAATGCCGAATTGAAGGCAAAGGTTCAAAAGGCCGAAAGAATGCAATTAACCAGTATCTATTGGGACCCGGAAGATGTTTTCTGGCTTATTACAGATGGCGACCAAGCACAGAAATATAAGGGCCTGAAGCTTACTGAGGATGAGAAAAGTGACATTTTGCAAGCAGCTTGCCACTATCAATCAGCGGACCAAGGGTTAACCTGGGACATTCTGGAAGGTTATATTGACAAGTACCTTTTGAAGGTTTATCCTTTTGCGCCAAAAAACAAGTAAGGCAAACCAACAAACCAAGGCCGGACATTTGATCTGGCTTTTTTTTGGCTGAAGATGAGTAGCTCGGTCTGGAACCTGGATTCAGAATTTTTGTCCTGAAAGAGAGTAGCTTGGGCGAAAATGCGCCTGGGTGTGTGTGGGTGTGTGGGTGTAGGTGTGTGTGTATGCGTGAAAAGCCAAATTCCGGCCACAATTGCAAGAAAATTGACAAAAATCAGGAAAATATTTTTTTGCCCAATTGCTGAAAATAAATTTGCACAAATTGAAATCAGTATTTTATCTTTGTGGCCGTTCGGCAATTCGGCCGGACCTAAAACACAAAAAAAAAATGAAAAATTCAATTCTCTACATTTTCGGCCTTTTGCTTTGTGGCTTTTTTATGTGCGATTTATCGCATTCTTTTAAAACTTGCAATTGCACAAACCCTTTAATGCATTCAGGCAATATGTTTGCCTATGCAATGTTTATTTGCGGGTTTATTTGTTCAGCTTTTGGCCTACTGGTTGAAACTTATAAGGGCATTTTAAACCTGATAGATCCGACAAAATAATTTTCTCAATTTTTCAAATTTCTAAAACACAAAAAAAATGATTGCATTAAAAGAAACACAAACCGTGCAGGACCTTGCAAACTACCTGAACGAATTTCACCAGTCCTTAAATGCTAATAAGGAAGTAAAGGAAATTCAGGCCGTGAAAAAGTTACTTTCAGAGGGAAAGAGCAATGCAAAAACGGCAAAGAACGAACTTAAGTCTTTTATAATGTACTTAAGCCCGGCCAATCAGAATTCATTTGGCAAAACCGTATGCACTAAGGCTTCGAAAGGCTGCACAATTGGCTGCTTAGTCACTACTTACCGTATGAGTTGGTCCTCAAATATTGCGGCCCGTGTCCGCAAAACAGATTTTTACTTTGCCGATAGAAAGGCATTTTGTGAAATGCTATTTTTAGAACTTAGCGAAATTAGCCGGAAGGCCGTAAAAGGAAACTATAAGGTAGCTATTCGTTTAAACGGCACAAGTGACTTAGATTTTTTCGCAATTGTGAAAAACCAGATTGGAAAGGACCTTTTAGCCTTGGATAACTTAGTTTTTTACGATTATACAAAATTGATTGGCAAGGTCCTGAAATATCAAGAAGCAATGAAGGCCGGAAAATATTTCCTTACCTTTTCCCGATCTGAAAACAATTGGGCCGAATGTATGCAAGCTTTGGCCTTAGGTGTTAATGTGGCCGTGGTTTTCGATCGGAAAAAACCTTTGCCTGAGACCTTTGAGGGTTTCCCGGTTGTTGACGGTGACCTATCGGATATTGAAATGATGACCAACAAGGCCGTAATTTTGGGCCTTAAGGCGAAAGGTAAGGCCATAAAAGATACCACCGGTTTTGTAGTACGGTAATAAGTTTAAACCAGTAAACAGACAAACAAAGAAGGCCCTACACGGGCCTTTTTTTATGGCCCGGTATTTCGCCCGGGCTTTTTGATTTCAGGCCGTCACCTGGCTTCCTGGCTTCCTGGCTTCCTTGCTTCCTGGTCACCTGGCTTCCTGGTCTCCTGGTCACCTGGTTACCTGGTCACCTGGCTTCCTGGTCACCTGGTTACCTGGTCACCTGGCTTCCTGGTCACCTGGCTTCCTGGTCACCTGGCTTCCTGGTCACCTGGTCACCTGGTCACCTGGTTACCGGGTTTCCTTGGCTTCCTTGGCTTCCTGGTTACCGGGCTTCCTTGGCTTTACTTATTACCGGATCCGTAAAAACTATTTCAAATTTTTTTTGGCCGGTTTAAAACCTTCCCTTTTTTACCTATGGTATACCTTTGTTCTTTGGTATTCATTGTTCCAATGTATCGCATTCTAAGGAATGTAATACCAAAGGACCAAAGGACCTTAGTAATACATTGAAACGAAAGGAATACATATTTACCAAAGGTTAAATCATTCTAAGGAATGTAATACCAAAGAATAGCAAAGGCCCAAAGGAAAAAAGGAATACCAAAGGACAAAAGGAAATGAAGGTAGTAAAGGACCAAAGGACCAAAGGACCAAAGGAATACCAAAGCGAAAAGAAGGAACGAACGAAGGCAAACAAGGAACGAAGGAAGCCAAACAAGGAACGAAGGAAGGCCCGGTAAAAGGGAAGGAAGGAAGGAAAGAAGGTAAAACCAGTAATCAGGAAAGGAAATTAAGATCGGGCCAAAGGGAAAAAGTAAATCGGGTTTTTCTTTTTGTGCCCATACCCCAAAAAACCAAAGCTAAAAAGTAGGTCCCAATATGGCCGAAAGTCCTATTTTCAACTGTTGTATAATTTGTATTATGTTAAGCAACAAGGAAAAATACTATTCTTTGGGCCCAGAATGCAAGGGTACCCTACCTACCAATAAGGACCAGGCAGAAGGGGCCCCCTCCCCCCATCTCGTACCAAATGAAAAATCGGATGGTTGTAAAAACGAATTGACAATCGGACTCTGGATGGCCTTATTTCTTCCATAATCGCTCTGTAATCGATTTTCTATCCAAAGTTGACTCAATATACCATTTGAAAAAATGAAACGATTGTAGGCCCATTTCTGAAAGTTTTCCAGAGGTGGACCGGGGTACCCCATTTTTTAAAAATGAACAATGGGTTTGGTAAAAGTAGGCTTTTTGAAAAAAGTGTTTACTTTGAGCCAATAAAACAAACTATTACAGATATGCCATTGAAGAAAGGATATTCCAGGAAGACCGTTGGGTCAAACATTCGGATGGAGATGAAGGCCGGAAGGCCCCAGAGGCAAGCGGTAGCCATTGCCTTGTCGGTAGCCAGAAAGGCGAAGGCAGCAACTGGTAGGAAGAAGGGCCGTAAGACAATGAAGAAATGATAAAGCATTACTACCAGAGTATCGGGGAGGACTGGTTCAGTTATCCAAGGATCTACAAAGGTGCCGTAAAGTATTTCCCATCGGGCAGTAGGTTCGTTGAGGTAGGATGTTGGCGAGGAAGGTCAAGTGTATACCTTGGGGTTGAGGTAATGAATTCTGGTAAGCAGATTGATGTGGTATGCGTGGATACCTGGAAAGGATCTGATGAGCATCAGGGTATGAATATCCTGAATGACGATGGGTTATACCAGGAGTTTCTGCACAACATTGAGCCATTGAGTAGTGTGATTATACCGTTCAGGACAACGAGCCTTGAAGCTGCTGAGACCTTTGAGGATGAGAGTCTGGATTTTGTGTTTATAGATGCTTCTCACGATTACGAGAATGTATTGGCAGACATAAAGGCTTGGTATTGCAAGGTAAAACCTGGAGGTGTTTTGTCTGGCCACGATTATCCAGATTGGCCAGGTGTGAAGAAGGCCGTGGATGATGTGTTTGGTAAGGACAAGGTTGCCAGATATGGATCCTGGGTCCATCAGAAAGGTGGTAAGAATGATTTTCATAGGTATATTTGAGTATGAAAAAGACTAAGGGGACATCGGGAACCACGAAGGTTGTCTTTGGCAAGAGGAGAGAAGGTAAGCACCGGAAATCCAATGGGCCAAAGTCTGGTAATGTCAAAAAATATAAAGGCCAAGGCAGATAGTGTAAACCATTTAGGTCACAAATTGTAAAATGGCAGTTGCTAAGAAATATTCGGTAAAGTCTGGAGGCCGTACGGTTAAGTTCGGTGCCAAGGGTTATTCCATTGCTCCTGGGACGAAGAAAGGAGATGCTTATTGTGCCAGATCCAGCGGGATTAAGAAGTGTAAGAAGGGTCCTTGCCCAAATGATTTGTCCAGACAAGCCTGGGGGTGTGTAGGGAAGAAGAGTGTGAAGAGCCAGGCTAAGAAGTTTACAAGAATCTGATTTTTCTTTTGTTTAAAGGTTCGAAAGGGGTTGGTCAATGGCTAACCTTTTTTTTGTTCCAATATTTGCAAGTTTTTATACATTTGTGCTTTGGTGTTTAGAAAAAATACGAAAAGGGACTGGCCAATGGCCGGTCTTTTTTTTGTCCTGAACCTTGGAAATTAGGAGTACTTGTAATTTTCTTTGCAAAAAAAGAAATATGGAGAAGGTCGCAATAGGTAAAGTGAAGACAAACCAGTCAAACCCAAGGGTAATCCGGGATGAGAAGTTCTTCAAACTGGTTAAAAGTCTGAAGGATTTCCCAGAGATGGCCGATGTAAGGCCCATTGTGGTGAACAAGGATATGGTAGTCCTGGGAGGCAATATGCGCCTTAAAGCTATGAAGGAGGCCGGTTGGAAGCAGGTCCCGGTGGTTATGGTTGACTGGGATGAGGCAAGGCAGAAGGAGTTTGTCATAAAGGACAATGCAAGCTTCGGTGAGTGGGACTGGGATGATCTTGCCAACAACTGGGATGACTGTCCTCTGGATGAGTGGGGACTGGATGTTCCATTGTTTGCAGATAATGAAAAAGAAATTCCATTTGTTGAAACGAGGGAGGTGGACGAGGATTTTAAGAAAGGAGATATTATTGAGTTTGCCGGAGTCCATCGGATTTTGATTGGTGATGGAAGTGATGAAAATCATATTGCCTCGGTTCTGGATGGAGACAAGCCAGCCTTTACCTCTGCCGATATGGGTTTTACTGAAACTTTTCTGGATTATTCTGCAATGGGGGCCGAAGGTCTTATTGCTTCTAATGAACTGAATATCCGGTATTGTGGGGTAGTAACCACGGCCAGACTGGCCACAGAAATCGTGGATGAATGGTTCAAAAAGTACCCACAGACCGAATTGAAAAGGAATGGGGTTTTAATTTTCTAAAATGGCAGTTACTTGCAACCTAATTTTTAAGCAAAAAATACGCAATGGCAAGAGGTGATGTTGAAAGGATAAAAAATTATCAATGGAAGAAGGGTCAATCTGGTAATCCAAAGGGTAGGCCAAAGAAACTTCCAGACCTTAAAGAGTTATTAATTAGTGTCTTAGGTGATACTAAGGATGGCAAGTCGGCAATGGAGGTAGTACTGATGGCCATCCGGGCCAAGGCATTGAAGGGAGATACCAGGGCAGCGGAGTTGCTTTTGGATCGTGCCTATGGAAAGCCAAAGCAGGAAACCGACATTATGACAACCTTCACTCAGGTGATTATGCCATTGCCTCCTGCCGAGGAAGTACTGGAAATTGGCAACCCTCATACCCACCAGTTGCCGGAGAGTCCAGAGGCCATAAAGCTTAAAAGACAAGAAGAAGACGAAGACGATGAGTAAGCAAACGGCATTAGAATGGCTAATTGAAAAGGTTAATTCCCCTGAGTGGCAAGATTGCTTTATATGGCATAAAGAAGAAATATTTCAGCAAGCCAAAGCAATGGAGAAGGAGCAGATAATATTAGCCAATGAAGATTGTTCAACAAATGAATTAGGTGAATTTATCAGTGGAGAACAATATTACAACGAAACCTATGGAAAAGCCTGAACTTGATAGAATGACATTTTATTTCAGCCAAGAGGCAAATTGCGTGAATAAAAATCGTGATTATGAAACTCTGGAAATACAATGTCATTCAGACTTGGGCATTGATTACAATGGGGCCTTCTTTATGGTGCTGAAGACAAAGTGCTGGAGCATTGATTCCCTTGACGACCTAAAAACTCTTGTGGACCGAATAGAGAGGGTTATGGAAACTAAAAAGGGTAATTCATAAAAAAAGCAAATGAAAAGCAAATGGGAAACCTTAGACAAAGTATGACCGAGGAGGAATGGAATGCATTCCATACAGACCAAGTTGACCATCCAAAGCATTATGGTGGAAAGGAAAATCCTTACGAGGCCATAAAGGTGATTGAAGCTTGGGACCTGGATTTCAATCTGGGTAATGTCCTGAAGTATATTTCCAGAGCCGGGAAGAAAGGCGAGTGGAAACATATGGAAGACCTACAGAAAGCAGCTTGGTATTTAGATAGAGCAATTAAAAGACGAATTGAAGATGCCTGATATTTCACTTTGTAAAAACTATATGTGTCCGTTGGCCGAACAATGCTACCGGTTTACTGCCCCACCCAGCGAGTTTAGGCAAGTCTACCACGATTTTGAGCCTGACGATGAAGGCAATTGCGACCATTTCATCCCGGTGACCGATGGAGTGTGGTATAACGATGAAGAATAAGAAACCTATAAACCAATGAAAGCAAGAATATACTTTGACCTGGAAGATCCGGCAGACGAAATGGCCCATCTTCGGTGCCTGAAATCCTTACAGATGGCCTTGGCTCTGTTTGATATTAAAGTTTTAATGCATAGGGCCTTGGATACTTCGGAGAATGGGAAGACCATTGATGGCATTGACTTTGAGAAACACCTGAATGCCATCTTTGAAAGCTATGGGATTAACCTGGATGAACTGGTAGTATGAATGGAACTATGAATACCGTAGAACTTATTGGCCACTATGGATCTGACGAGATTATAGCTTGTTCCGCTTGGACCAGTACTTCCAGAGACCTTACTGACGAAAAGAGAAGCAGGATTCCAGGTCTTATTGAGATGCTCTGGAAGAATGGCCACCAGACTCCGTTCGAAAAAGGTATGGTCCACTTCCTTGTGGATTGCGACATTGCCTCCCATATCCATTTGCTGAAACACCGGATGTCCAGTTTGAATGCTGAGTCTGCGAGGTACAAGGAACTGAAGGAAGACAAGTACTACATCCCTGAAGACTGGCCGATTGCTTGGCAAGTAAGACTTGAGGTTTATACTCTGGCCGGGAACCAGTTTTATCACGATGCCTTAAAGGAACTGACTCCGAAGCTTGGCAGGAAAAGGGCCAAGGAAACTGCACGATACTTTAAGACTTATAATAGCCAGATCCAGTCGGATGTAATGTTTAACATCAGATCCTTTGCCAACTTTATAAACCTGAGAGACTCACCTCACGCACAAGTGGAAATCCGGGACATTGCAAGGCAGATGGTCAAACTGGTTTCCAAGATTGAAGGCAATCCATTCGAAGCAACATTAAAAGCCATACAAAATGACAATAGGTGAAAGACTCAGTCCCATTCTGGAGGAAATTGAAATGAAACTTTGGCAACACGAAGCCATAGAAGCAACCCCGATGAAGTTTACTACCGATGGGTTTAGGTCTGCTATTAAAATCTTCTCCACGGCCCTGATAGATAAAGCCTGGGAACTTCAGGAAAGAGAGAATCTGGACTTTGAGGATCGTGGAAATATGATGCAAAAATGTGGCGAGGAAATCCGAAGGATTGTGAAGACCTTTGCGGACATTGATACACAGACCCTTTACCAGGATTTGCTGAATGCCGACTCTCGACCTGAGTAACTCAGAACTTTGGAATAATAAATATCTTCCGGCCATCACAAGGCCAAAGGTTTATAATATACTTTATGGTGGTGCCGGGTCTGGAAAGTCCCAGACAATGATCCAGTTCTACCTGAGTGAACTGCTTAACCACGATGAGAATGAGAATGAGACATTCGTTGTTCTTCGTAAGGTAGCAGCCACCATCAGGACTTCGGTCTATATGGACTTTAAGAATAAGATTTACGAGTGGGGACTCGGTGACTTGATTACCGCCTATGATGGAATCTTTGAGTTTAGGTCCAGGTCGAATAAGATAATCTTTATGGGTGTGGATAACCCTGAGAAACTCAAGTCACTTGCCCAAGCCAAGTATATCTGGGTGGAAGAGGCAACCGAGTTAACCAAGGAGGACTTCATCCAGGTTACCCTTCGTCTCCGTGGTATATCCAAGCACCAGAAGAGGTTCTTCCTGACCTTTAACCCGGTATCCGATAGCCATTGGATTAAGGAACGGTTCTTCGACAAACCACCTGAGATTGAGAAGGAGAAAATCCTGATCCTACATTCGACCTACAAGGATTGCTATCGTTTTCTGGACAAGGAATATCCTCTCAGGATGGAGGCCCTTCGGGATGTGGATTATACTTACTGGGATGTATATGCCAATGGCAACTGGGGAGTCTGGGATAGGGAGACATTGTATGTCCAATACTTCGACCCGAAGGAACATATTGTGGAAGGATTCCTGAAGGCCCATCCAGATTACCCACTATACCTAACCTTTGACTTTAACATTACCAATACTTGTGTGGCCATCCAGTTTTCGAAGAATGCTCCTGGCCATAAGTACTATGGAACCATAAATGTCATCAAGACCTACCGGCACGGAGACCTGGGGGATTTGTGCAATATGATTAAGCAGGAATTTCCTGGAATGCGCTATGTGGTTAATGGTGACCCGGCAGGACAAGCAAGGTCTGCCTTCACTACCCAGAATATGTCGGCATACCAGCTTATTGCCAACTTTATGAACCTACCGGATATGAATTTGCAGATAATGCGAGCATCCCCAAGTCACCTTAATACCAGGATTGTGGATACCCTCATATTCAGGAAGTGTAAGATCCAGATTGGCTCCGAATCCAATCAGGCTCTGATAGCCGATTTTAAGGAGGCCAAGGTAGACCGGAGGATTAGCCTTGATACCTGGAAGCAGAAGAATCCAGACAAGTCCCACGCATTGGATGCTTGGAGATATTTTTCTTTTGCGAATTTTTATGAAATTGCAAGCGAATACAACATTCAGAAATTCAATGGCAAATTGTTGCAAGAATAATATGGTCATCTGCCAACCCATCATAGGTTGTTGCACGGAGTTTTGGGTCGAAGTCCCTAATGACTACATTGATCCGGTTATCCGGGTTAGGATGACCAAGAACAATAATGCCTCATTTGAACTGAGCATTGTAGTAGAGGATGGCCTTATTGACATTCCTCTGGATGAACTTCCACCGAACTGGTTCAACTCCTATGGTGGCCCTTACACTCTCCAGTTTATTGACCCATCAACCTTTGAGGTTATTGGCTTTTCCTGGAACGGCCAGTATGCCACCGGAGTCCAATGGGATATGGCCCCAGGTACCAATGATAATACGGTTTGTACTTTAGATATTTTCCAATAATGTATGATGTTTCCTGCGGAAAGGGTAGAAGGGGTTGTTGTATTATTATGCCTGATGATAGCAACATTCCTGATGGCTTGTTTGTCTTGGTTCCTGAATCATCTCCTGGACGATCATCCGATTGGAAAATCGTATTTATTGTGGCTCCAAAACCTACCAGAGACGATAGCGAAACCACTCGGTGAGTGTGTATACTGCTCTGGTGCTTGGCAATGGCTTTTTGTTTCTTACTTCATTTTTGAATATCCATTTTCTCTATGCTTAATTGGTTTAGGACTAAACCACCTTTTCTTAAAAAGACTAAGGTCGATTCTCCAAAAGTAGATCCATCAGGAAAACCTATGTATCAAGGTCTGGCACCGAAAGAACGGTGGGACCAGATAGAGTTTGTCTTTGAGTCTGGTGGGGTAAACTACTTCAAGTTTAATTCTGATGTCAACATCCCCTTCCAAAGGGCGGTGGCAGCAAGGGATATCCTGACCGAGGAACTTTGGCAAATCAACCCAGACCAGCTAAAAGCTTGGGTAAATTCTTTAATTTCGGTAGTAACCGATGAAAAACGGAAGCACGATAAGAAGATTTTCGAAATCGGGGTGTTGGCCCATAGGTTAAAGGAACAATTGGATATGTCCTTCAGCCTGACCCGGCAGTTAAAACTGGCATCCGTGCTATACTTTGACGAGAAGGAAAATCCATTGGACTACCAGTATCCGTACAACCAGGACAAGATAAAGCATTGGATGGCCAATAACGATGTACCCGATTTTTTTTTACGGCTCCCGGAGTACACTTTAATGCCCTCTGGGAGAGAGTTAGCACAGAGTTTCCCGACCTATTTGCAAGGGGAAACAATGGCAAGATTGAAAGACCTGACACATATTATTTCAATTATGTCAATGGACAATTCAGACAACGATATGAAGAAGGAATTGCAGTCGCAGATGGAAATCCTGAACGATATAAATTTATGGTCGAAAGGCCAGTTTACGAATACTACCTCTTCTACAACCATTGGATGATGGAGAGGAGAAAGGAAATAAGTCGGAGTAAGGCCCAACTTAGGAAATAGGTTATTCATAAAGAGTGTGGAAAGGCCCTTGCAGATTGCAGGGGTTTTTTTTATGTACTTTTGCCAAAACTGATTTGAAATGGCAACGATTTCCAATAATGAGATTAAGATCAAGTATACCCTTGATACCACGGACCTGGCCAATGCCACGGCCCTTTTCGATAGGCTAAGTGCGGAGGATAGGCAGTTACTTAATGACTTAAAGAAACTTCAGGCTCAGTTAAATGCTACTGGTCAGGCCGGGCAACAAGCCGGGAACCAGATTGGTCAGGGAACAAGAAATGCCCGAAATGAAATTGACCAAATGGGCGAATCTGTAAAGAAGATAGGTGGATACATTGCTACTTACTTTTCTGTTCAGGCCATACTTGCATTCGGCAAAGCAGTTCTGGATACTACCATAAAAATGGAAGGTCTAAGAAAGACCTTGGAGTTTACTGCCGGTAGTATGATTGGAGGTGCAGCCAACTTTGAATACCTGAAAAAAACTGCCGAGGAATTTGGTATCCCTCTGGAAGCTGCCGTAGAAGGTTTCAAATCTTTCTCTGCTGCTGCCAACCGTGCCAACATATCTGTCCAACAACAAAGGGATATGTTTAGGCAATTGTCAACTGCAATGGCTGCAATGAATGTAACGGCCCAGGATGCCCAATTGATTTTCTTTGGAGTTGGACAAATGTTGGCCAAACCTAAAGTCTCGGCCCAGGAACTTTATCACCAGATTGGAGAACGATTGCCAATTGCAATGGAGGCAGCACAGATTGCAGCAGCTAAGATGACTGGCCAGATAAGTATCACGGCAGGAGAACTTGTTAAACTGGTGGAAGAAGGGAAACTACTTTCCACGGAATTCGCCCCAGCATTCTTTGAGGCTTTGGGACAACTTGGTAAATCTGGGGCATACATAGATACCCTTGGTAAAGATGTTAATAGGCTTAGTAATGCCTGGACTGGCTTGAAAGAAAGCCTTGGGGATAGTAAAATAATTGGAACGGTTGTAGGATTGCTTGATTCGTTTGTCAAAAAACTTGAAAGCATAAATGATGCCGGGAACTACTATGCTAAGAATGGATTGTTTCCCGACAAGTCTTTCCAGGAATTTAAGAAAGAACAGAAAGAAGTGATGTTCGTCTATGATTTCCTGATTGAAGGCACAAAGGAAAGGTTTAAGACTTTGACCGATTTAAATAGTCAGTATCAACAAACCATAAATGATACTACGGCAACCGGAAATACTCAGAGGCTATTGATTGAAACCCAGTTTGCCAGAGAGAGACAACAAGTGGTAGACAAGATTGTCTCTGAAATGAAAAGGCAGGAAGACGATATTAAGAAACTTGAGAAGGAGAACCGGGATGCTCAAAAGAAAATTGATGCTGAATATCTAAGGACCGGATATGTAAAGGATATTGAGAATAGAATTGATAAAAATGAACTAACGATCCGGAAGGCTAAGTCTGCTCTGGATGCCTTAAAGTCAATTTATGGGACTCTTCCTGAGATTACAAAAATCCTTCCTGATGAAGAGTCAATTAAGAAAAAGAACAAGGCTCTTGAGGATCTTTACAGAAAACTTATTGCACAACAAGAAGCCTTGAAAAAGGCAGAGGACGATAGGATTAAAGCAAATACAAGGGAAGGCTATACAAGGGATGTTAAATTGCTTGAAAACAATGTCAAGTTTAATAACGAGATGTTGAAGATTGACGAGGATGCAAGATTTAAGGACCTTGAACTTGCTAAGAACAATGCAGTTAAAAGGAGAGGCGAGAATGAGAGGGATAATCAGGAGCAGTTAAATATCCGTAAGAAAGCCTTAGACGAGGCCCTGAAAATTGAAAAGGACTACCTGAAAAAAAGCCAGGATAAAATTGACGAGGCTACATTCAAAAGGAAGCAAGCAAGGCAAACTGATTTGCAGAATGAACTTGATACTATAAAGAACAATGCAGACAAGCAAGCCGAGGCATTAGTTTTAGAACTTAATAAAGCTATATCCATTCAGGAAATAGGAGATGCAAAAAGGTTAGAAATTATCAAAAGATACGATGCCCAAATAACAAAGATTAAAACAGATAGCCTTAACCAACAACTTCTGGCCCTTAATAAATATTATGACGAGCAAGCAAAGCTTGATGAAGAGGCTGCCTTTGACCGTGAGATGATTTATTCAAGAGCAGCCACAAGGAGACTGGCTGCCGATGCCAAAAACGAATATGATAGGCAAGACATACTTGACCAAGGGACTCTTGCTGATATCACTACTGAGAGGAATAGGCTGATTGCTGCTGAAGATCGAATGAAAAAGACATTAGGTCTTTCTGCTGATTATCGGGACCGGGAATCTGCAATGATTAAAGCAAAGCTTGCCGACCTTGACTCTCAGGAATATGAAATAAAGATTGCAGGGCAAAAGAGGCAACAAGAAAAAATGCTTGAGATTGTTCAAGCAAGTGCCGATGCAATGGGCCAAATATTTAATGACCTTAGTAATCTTTATATATCCAATCTGGATCGGGAGAAGGAGGCCCTTAATCAAAAGTACGAATCCGATGTCCGGCTTGCCGATGGTAATAAACAGAAGCTTGCCCAGTTGGCTCAAGAGAAGGCCAGAGCCGAATACGAAATAGAGTTGAAACAATTCAAAGCAAGACAAGTAATGGCGGTGGCCGAGGTAATCTTTAAGACTGCCCCAGAGATTGCTAAGTGGATATCTACTGGAGTACTTGCCCCGGTGGCTGCAATAGGTCTGGCTGCCCAAGCATTTGCAATCGGAGCCATCTTGTCCCAACCGCCTCCAGTACCACCATACAAAGATGGTACAAAAGGAAGGCCACACCCAGGTGGCCCTGCGTTGGTCGGTGAGGCAGGAACGGAACGAGTAGTAACTACTGATGGTCAGGTTTACTATACACCTCCAATGGCTACCCTGATTGACCTTCCAAAAGGTGCCCAAGTTATCCCGAACCACGCACTATCGAAAAAGGAATTGTTCTGGGCCAATGCTATGAACCAAGGCAGACCAATTGATCCTGAATCCGGGATAGGCCGGAAACTTGATAAGATTGGAGGAATCCTGGAGTCAATGCCGGTCCACCAGATAAATATGAACGAACGAGGATTTGAGAAATTCATTAGGACTCCAAGGAGAACCAGTAAAATCCTGAACAACCAATTCCCCTCAAAACTTTAGGTTAGAAACAGTTGGAAAGAGGCCCTGATTTTCAGGGTCTTTTTTTTATACTTTTGCGATATGGCAGGATGGAGTTTTTATCTTAATGGAACCGAGGTTGAAGAACCAATAGGTTGGGATGCAGTAGAATTTACGGCCATCCGGATGGAAAGCCACGGAATAGACCAACCATTCAGCACCGAACTAAAGTTCTATGAGAAAGGTGCGAAGCTTATTAAGGCCCAGTATGACCAGTACTTCATCAATGCCCAGATTGCCATCCAGATTATTTCGGATGTCGGGTACGATGGAAACCCTTGGCAGTTCGATGGTTTCCTGAATCTCTCAGTTTACGAGGAACATAATGTGTGTGACACGGATTCCTGGGAGATAACCGTTGGCATTATTGACGATAACTTCCGGGAACAATTCAAGGCCAGGCAGGATGTGGAAATTGACCTTACCACATTAAAGGACCTTAATGGGAATGCCATAGATCCTTTGACTTATAAGAATGTAAGGTTACACAAGCAGGATTTATATCTGGCTGCCGCTGCCTCCCAGAAAGAAGTTGATAGCACGGTTCTTCTAAGTTGGGAATATAGTTTTGTAGGTCCAAAGTATGGTTGGGACATTGCTAAATATTCTACAATTGCACCTACATACTTTGACAATAGCGACTTTGTTTCTCCAGTAGGGACAACCTTTGATCCTACTGGATTGCTTTGGTCCTACGGTGCCCCTTTTATGAAAAACAATGCAGGGTACGCAAGAACATATGATTTTGCATTCCACGGAGATACATACTTTTCCTTTGAGGACCTAAAGCAAGGTGCCTGGGGTGGCATAGCTTGGATTCCAAACCCATTAGTCATTAGTGCTGATTCTAATGCCGATGTAATCCTTTCGGTATATGATAGTGCAGACAATTTTATTTATTCCATACTAATTGGCAGTACGGCTTTAGTAAGCAGTCCTGGGATTGGGCAAGCCTATCCTACATTTACTACAAACACCTGGGACTTTACTGGGACATTTACTCTTCAGCCAGATTATAAAGCTTTTATCTCAATGGAGATAGGAGTTAATGGTACTTTAAAAAGAGATGACCTGGTAATACTTCCGGCCCCATTGACAAACCAATGGTACGAGGCTGAATGGAAGGTTGTATGGAATAATGTATGCCTTTCAGTTTCCGAGATTAATACTGGTGACTTTGCCTCTTTATGCAATGGGTTAACCATAGAGCAATGGCTCAAGAGGCAGATTTATATCCTTACTGGAAGTGATGACAAACTTCTTTCTGATGTATTCAGCGAATCAGGAGGTGGATGCTATTGGAATAACTTCCTGACCAATGGTCTTAAAATCCGTAATGCCAGAACTATTGAGCAAATAAGCATCGGGTGTAATGTTGGCACCGAAAATCCAGATGATCTTACCAAGCTGAAGACATCCTTCAAAGAAACATTTGACGAACTGGATAAGATTTTCTGCCTTGGTTGGGCCTTCGAATGGACCGGGACTGAATGGAAAATCAGGATAGAGCCAAGGGAGTACTTCTACCAGAACCAGATAAGCCAGACCTTTGAGAATGTCGGTGAGGTAACCCAGATGGCCAAGGTTGACAAGTTGATAAACAATATTACACTTGGCTACAATCCGAACTGGAAGAACATACAAATCTCTGGAGCCTGGGCCATCCATACAGACCGGAACTACTTCGTGGCCAACCGAGCAATGAATGAAGGTTCTACGGCCAATCTGGATATCAGGAGTAACATCATTGCCGAAGGGTATGCCATTGAGTTTAGCCGTAGGCTAAGTACCATCAGTAATGGCGGTGGATCTTCCGACAGACCTAATGATTACAACCTATTCCTGATATGGCTCAATAGAAATACTCTGGAGATAGAGGATGTAGAGAATACTTGTTTCCGCATTCCTGGGGAAACTGGTTCAGTTACATTCAATCCTGGAACCGTGAGTATGCCAAGCAGTCTAATAACTTACTCAAGCAGTCCATTGGATAACATCTACAATATCTTCCATTCCCCAGTAAGGGTGGCCGGAAGATGGTGGAAGGTTCTTGGTATGCATACCTATGGTCTGATAGATCCAAAGCTTCAGTATCAAGTCGGTGAATACCAGACAAGCTATTCAAGTGCGATTAGCAGTTCAGATGAACCTTGCATCCAGTTTACCTCTGACGAAGTGGTTGCTGAGAATATAGATATTGATGCCTTGGCTCTGGACCCAGACCATAATTATGTTTTATTCAAGCCTATCTCGGTGGAGTTTAATTACCCACAAAGTCTTTGTGATTTCTTAACTTTGAGCCAGGATGAGCAATACCGGAAAGTAAGGCTCAAATCAGGAAGTTTGGATATTCAGGGTTTTATTCTGGATGCCTCAAATCAACCTGAAGACTCTTCCGGTGGTACTACAAAGTTTACCCTACTGATGTCTGCACAAGATGCATTGTTAGGTGGGGCCTTTACTACCGGGTTTGACACCGGATACGATAATGGCGAATAGAACCAGGACCCAATTAGCTAACGATAGCTTAAGCCTTTTCCCGAATAATACCAGTCAACTTATTTCCCCCCAGGATTTAAGGGACTGGATTACCAATGGTATTGATTCCTTCGTTACCCAGAAGGATGCATCGTCCTTACAGAATGTAATATATGAGTCCGATAGTACTTCGGTTACCGCAGGATCAACTACTAATCTGGCTTTGGCCGATGGTAACTTTGTCCATATCTCTGGGTCACCAACAACCATAAATAGCTTCGGTAATCTTCAGGCAGGGACAAGGTTTGTCCTTGTGTTTGACGATGCCTATATTTTGACCTATAATGCTACCAGTCTTATAATCCCAGGATCTGCCAACAAAACCACGGCAGCAGGGGATGCTTGTCTTATACTGAGTGAGGGAAGTGGAAACTGGAGAATCGTTGGATACTTTCCGATTTCCGGTTCAACTGGTGGAGGCATCACGGCATTAACCGGAGATGTAACTGCTTCTGGAACTGGATCTGTTACGGCCACAATTGCCAATGGTGCAGTAGATATCGGAATGCTTTCTGCAACTGGAAGTCCTTCAAGTGGCAATTTCCTTAGAGGGGATTATACTTGGGCCATCCCGGCAGCTGCCTATACATCAACGGTTCAGCATCAGGTTAAACTGGATGAGGCAATAAATAAGGGGCAAGCAGTTTATGTATATGGTGCCAATGGAACCAATATGCTTGTAAGGAAGGCAAGTAATACTTCGGAGGCCACAAGTTCAAAGACTATGGGCCTGATTGATGCCTCTGGTGCTACGAATGCCTTGGTTAATGTAATTACAGAAGGTCTTCTGGCCGGCCTTGATACATCAACGGCAGGAGCAGCAGGAGACCCGGTATGGCTTGGAGTGAATGGTGACCTAATATATGGGTTAGTAAATAAACCATATGCCCCAGACCATTTAGTATTCATCGGGATTGTTACCAGGAAGAATGCATCGAACGGAGAGATTTTCGTAAAGGTCCAGAATGGCTTTGAGTTAAAAGAGATTCACGATGTTCAGGCTCAAACACCAAGCCTAAACGATACTCTTTACTATGATAATACTACGAGTCCTGCACAATGGAAGACTGCCCAAATAAATACGATTGCCCCTTCGGCATCTGCTACGGTAACTGGATTGGTTAATACAACAACGC